GGAGTCTTCGGTGACCATCCCCCCGATGGCTCCGTAGCCCGCGGAGATCATTCTCAGTTCACTGGGCCGCGAAGGCCGGTTCCGTTTCAGAGAGTCCCAGTCCGCGGCGTCGGGGTAGACCCGCTCCAACACGGTGATCGGGACGTTGCGCCGGAACGCGATTTCGTGGGGCTGCTGCTCCGCCCCGAAATAGCCGGGCCAAGTGTCGTAGGGGTCGCGGAGTTCGAGGTGGGGCCAAAGCTGGCGGGTGACCGGGTCGCGCTTGGGTCGGATCACCTGAGCGTAGAAAGCGTAGCCGGGGAGCCAGCGTCCGATCTGGGGGTAGTGCATCTCCACCCCCGACATGTGGTCCCAGCCTTCGACCATGCGTTCCCGCTTCTCCGCGGCCTCCCGGGCGGGTTCGGAGTCTCGCTTCCCGACCGGCATTTTCAGGGTGGGGGCAACCCCGATCTTTTGGGCGAGCCGTTCGATCCCCGAAGCCATCATGTTGACCGCGGGCAGGTCTTCGCCGAGTTGGTTCCCTTTCAGACCCCCCGAGGAAGCCTTCCCCTGGTTCCAGGCCATCACCGCGGCGATCCCCGAAGGGCCTCCGTTCATGATGCTCCGCACTCGCATCCGGTCGGCGGCGTAGGAGGCGTTTTGGGTGCGGAGGTCCCCCAGGCGGGATTGGAGGTAGCTCTCATCCCGAGGACCGATTTGAGCCATGTTCTGATCCTATCGCTAGTTGAGGGTGGTTGGGTAGTAGGTGGTCCCACCCCAAGGCACAGTCTCGAAGCTGGGCGAGTTGTAGTTGGGGTAGGACTCGCCCGCGGTTTGACGTACTTGGGTCACCTTGTTTTCGCGCTGCCAACGCCGGACCACTTCGGCGAAGGGGAACCATGAGGACATCAGAATGTCGGAGGGGGCGCGGCGTCCGTGAGCCAAAGTCGCGTTGGTGTCGTCGGTGAAGTTGACCAACTGGGTGATCAGCATGTCGGTTTTGCGGACCGCGTCCAACCCGAAGTAGGGGAGCCGCACCTGACCGTTGTGGTAGAGGATCGCCTGGCCGGAAACCCCGAACCGCTTGTCGTGCTTGTTCCTGCCGGTGTGGACCGGGCGCACGTCGAGGCCGTATTTCAATTCGAGGGCTTTGATCCGAGGGTCGGAGAAGAACGACTGTTGGAAGGCGTTGTCTTCCACCACCCAGGTTTTCACCCCGTATTTCAGATACCAGTCCTCCATCACCCGCTCCGCCCCTTCCATCCCTCCCGCCCTGGTGTTATCCAAATCCACCACCCAGTAGGTGGGGACCCGGTCTTTTTGGCGGGGGTCGTTGGGGTCGAAGTCGCTGGAAAAACCTGGAAGGCTGACCGCCCACAGGAAGCAGGCTTGGTAGCCGGAGGCTGCGGGGTCCAACCCGGCGACCAGGCGGTAGTCCCCGGTAACCCCGTCGAGGCCGATCCCCCGGGTCAAGTCCAAGCATTTGGCGCGGATGATGTCCGGGTCGAAAATCAGAGTCCCTTCGGGGCGGGGCTGGTTGAGGTACATCATGTCGAACAGGGCGGGGCCGACATCGTCGGCTTGTTCGCGCAGGTAGGAGAGCGGGTTGACTTCGGGGAACAGCACACAGTCCCCATGATCGTTCTCGGTCCCGGCGAACAGGTCGGTGCCGCAGCGGGCGATGTCGTGGGCACGGTCGATGATGGTGGTCCAGGTTTTGGAGTCCAAGAAGTTGGAGTAGAGGTCGAGCACATGGACCCGGCTGGAAATCATTACCAGGCCGGTGAAGTTCATTTTGCGGGTGATCAGCTTCTGCTTGAACCAGTTTTCAATTTTGGCGCGGCCCCCCGGGGTATATGACCTATCCGGGTCGGCGGGGTCGTCCACCACGATGAAGTCGCAGTCGAGGGAGAGGATTTTGCCTTCCACCCCGGCGCACCACATGGTCGGCATTTTCAGTGGCTGGGTGCGGGTGGCGACGGTGAACTTGTCTTTCGCCCAGGTCCCGGTCCGGTTCTGGGGCTGGAAAGTCTGACCTTGGGGGAGGTAGGTGTCGATCAGTTCTTCGTGGGTTTCCAACAGGTTGCGAACCTGGCCCAAGCTGTTCTCCGCGATGTCCCCGTTGGGTCCCACCCAAAGAATCCTGATGTCGGGGTTTCGGATGATCAGCCACACGCAGAAGTGGACGAGGAGGTCGGTTTTGCCGTGGCGGGGCGGGGACAGAATGAGGAGCCTCTCCCCCAGGTAGATGGCGCGGAGGGTGGCCCTGATCCATTTCCTGTGCATGGGCCGGGTGATGTAGGCCAGGTTGTGCCCGGCGGAGAAGAACCGGTCCCGCCATCTGACGAAGGCTTCGGTCAGGTCGTCCAGTTGGCGCTCGAAGCGGGCGGGGTCGGAAGCGGCGAGAGCCTGCATCTCGGCGTCGGAGGGTCCCAACAGGGCGACCGCGGCGGGGTCGAGAACCCGGTGGGCGTTGACGGTGGCGGTCACCTTCTCGTTGAACAACTGTCTGCGGACCCGGCCCAAAGCCTGGGGGGTGCCGGTCCCCAAAAGTTCACGGACCGCGGTGTCGGAGACCTTGTGCACCACCCAGTCGTCCAGAATCCTTTTGGGTAGCTGTTTGACGGCCAGGTCGTAGAGCGCACCTTTGCGTACCTGGTCCTCGCCGTAAAGGTCGGGGAGCGCACTCACCGCAACGGTCTTCGCCTCGCGGAGAACTTTGGCCTCCTCTCTCTTGCGGTTCCAATATTTGGTGGAGCAGGAGTTTGTGCAGTAGAGGACGCCGGGGGCGTAACGGCGGGGCTTGGGGATCAGCTTGTGACAATGCTTGCAACGGGGAGGATTCTCGTCTATCCGCTCTCGGATCAGTCGAGACTTCTCCCAGTCACGCCGCAAGGATTGGGCCATGTGGAGGTCAGCCTAGACCCGGCGATAAACGTTTATCAGGGGTGGGCGTGGAGCGGAGGGTGTGAAGGGTTCGCCGGATCGTGGGGGTCGTCAACGATCACAGTGTCCACCAAAGCCCCGTAGCGCAGGGTCAGCTTCACCGCCTCTTTGATGGTTCTCACCGTTTTCAGTGAAAGCTCGCGGGGGATCACCACCGTCATGACGATCGTCCCCGGTGGGTGGGTGACCGTGCCTTCCGCTTCGATCACCAAATCGTCCATCGCCAAGTTCGGTTCGCTCACTTCTTCGCCGCCTTCTGGGCTGCCACCCGTTTCGCCTCAGACTTCGAGGGCTTCTTCAACGGGGACTCGTTGGCCAATCGTGCCGCCTCCCCCTTCGAGAAACCCTGGTTACGGAGCTTCTCGTAGAGAGGCTGGTTCGCGGTGGCTGGTGTGCTGCCCATGTTTCCTCCTTGGGGTAGCTCATGTGGAGAGAGGCGATCTACTAGGCCGAACCCTAACACTCGACCCCCCAACGAAGAAGCCCCCAGGGAGGCTTGCGCCTTTCGCCCCCAGGGACTAACTTCGATGGAATGGATTTCCTAATCCGAGACACTACCGGCAAACAAGCCGAAACGTCAACCCCCCCCACCTGCGGCATGTTCTGGCTCGCCGCCATCGGTAAGTTCATCTGGTGGTTCCACCGATGAGCAGACGCCGTTCCCAACCCGAGAAAGGTCTCCGTCACCAACGGAAGGCCCAAGGCCGACGGGTCCCCCACCCACCCCCAGCCCACGACGACACCCGTATTGACGAAATGACGGGCCGTGGCAAAGAGCGGATGCCGACAATGGCCGAACGCCCCGACTGGGAACGCACCGCCCTAGAAAACCTGCGGAGGCTCAACCAGCAGGACTACTAGCACCAAAGGGCGAACAAGTCCTCGGAACCCGGAGATGGTCACCCACACTTTGACGCACTCACAGGCCAAGGCATCCGGCAGCCCACAAAACACCGGTACGGGGGGAAGAACCATATAAGGAGATAGGGGGAAACCACGTCCAAAACCCAATCCGAACCCACCAAAAGTGAGGATTGCAAACAAACCCCCAACCCACTCGAACCAGAAGCCGTCTCCCACCTACATCCCTCACTATGTTCGGGACCCAAATTTGCATTCCCGGGTCGTTCCCGACGGCACTGGGGTGCCTGGTAAGTTTTTCCAGGTTTGGTGGGGGCTTGGTTGTTGGTTGGGGTTTGGTGGTTGGTGATAAACGTTTATGAGGTTGGGGGTCCTCTGTCCTCTGATTTGGTGTGGTAGGGCATGTCTGCCATAATGATCCATACCGGTCCGCCGAAACGGGCACGGGACTTGGCAACCTGACAACTCCAATATCGAATCGTCTACTGGGTGCCATTGCCCACTACTCCGAACGGAGCAACGCAATGACAACCAAGCAAGCAACCAAGCCCAACTACTCCGGCATCCTGCGGGCAGTCGCCAAGGGTGAGTCAGCCTCATGGGACTTCTCTAGGGCTGCGGCACGCGAGGTAGCCAGAGGCATGGTCAAGGTCGGCCAGGCTGACTATGACGCCTACGTCGAAGCAATGAACACCGCCGGGGTTCCACCCTTGGCGATATCCACGCTTCGGGCCTACCGGGCAACCGGACGGTTCTGGAAAGCGGCAGACGTTGATACCCGATTCGGGTTCAGCGTCCACCATTTCGCCAGAATGGGGGCCAAGGATGTTGCGGCCGCAAAGGCTGTGATCTCCAAAACTCTGGCCAGGGTCGGCAGTGTGGCGGGAGTCACACCCCGGGCCATCCAAGAGACCACCGCTACCCGCAAGGGTGGCAAGACCTCTTCGGGTGGTCGCAAGTCCAGCGCATCAGCCAAAGCATCAGCGGCAGTCAAGAGCAACAATCCCCTACGGGTGATCAACGCTCTCCGGCCGTTGGTGTCGGGACTGACGCCCACGTTCCTCGCCGATGACACGATCGGATCGGATCATCTCTTGGAACTGGAATCGATCCTCGCCAACGCTCTCAGCAACGTGCGAGCAGAGATCACCGGTCGCAATGCGGCCGTCAAGAGTGGTGCCAGGCAGTCACCGGCGACTGTGCCCGCATCCCCCACAGTGATCGGCAACGGGTCCAAGGGTGCCGCCAAGCGCCAGGGCGCAGTCGGGGCCAAGCGCCAGCTATCCGGGGTTCGGGGCTGACACTCCCCAACCAAAACGCAATCCACCCACCACTACCGATGACGGGTAAGTAACCATCGGGCGGTGGCACCCAGTAGACGATTCACACCACACAAAGGGGGACCCCCCGCCGGGTCCCCCTTTCCTTGTGGTTTGGGGGGGTCCTGATAAACGTTTATCGGTCCCGCCCCCCGATCCCGGCCAGCCACCGACCACGGACTGACGCCGACCTCGGACTACCCCGGCATCACTTGACACTCACCATGTGGTGTGGTACACTAAGGCTATGCCGTGGGGTGGGTCTCCCACCACGCCGAGCCAGCCTCCCCAATGCCCGGGTCGGCTCAGCAAATAAGCGTCGGAGCATCCAGACTCCGGCCACCCACCCTCCGGTGTCAACTGATAAACGTTTATCAGAACGGGGCATACCACCAGCCACAACCAAGACCAGGGCGCAAGCCCGGAAAGGACGGTGCGAAGTGGCACGCAACACAATCATGGACAGGGTGGGCATGGTGGCCCTACTCCTGATCCCCCACTCCGAAGTCGCCATGCACATGAGGGTGGCGGGCACCGTGATGAGAGGCCAGCTACTCGACAACCACATGGTCCAGTTGTACGCCGATGATGGGAGGCCGTTCAGCTTCCCGATCGGAGCCGGAGAAGCCGGGTGGTACATCCAGCATTGGACCTTCGAGAGTGTGAACGCCGCACTCGAAGGGCTGGCCCTCTCCCCCATCCAGAACGGCCAACCCCACACCCTGGTCAAGGTCGGTATCACCAACCCGGCCACCCTCTACGTAGACGAGGTGAACCTGTGAGCAACGAGACCATCACCATCACCACCCCCCTACCCACCATCCACCCCCTCCTCCACCAGGAGGGGACGGTCGCCCTGCTCCGCATCCCGCTGGGGAGTGGCGTCCTCCGAGCCGGGCAGGTGTTGAGAGGTCAGCTAATAGGGGTTGGGGTTGGGGTTGGTGCCCCGGGCCTGGTGGCCCTCTACGACGACAACGGCGAGTTTGTGCAGGCATATCGGCCCGCTGTTGTCAACTGGTACGGCCAAAGGCCGTTCACCATCGCCGAACTAGACAAGATATTCGCCGGGCGGACCCTGCTCCCCCTCAAAGGGGAAGTGGTGGTGCCCATGCCTCCCGACCAGCACAGTCTGTACGTGGCGGGGGTGACCCGATGAACCCCCGACTTGGGGCTGCGATCCTCGCCCTCTGCTACCTGCTCGGAACCTGGGTCGACGGTCACTCAACCCCAACCCCAACCCCAACCACGGTGGAAACGGAGATCGGCACGGCCATCTCCATCGTGTGTGAAGAAGACCAACCGTGCTGGGACTGCACCACGATGGGCAACCAAATCTGTGGTGCGGTGCGTTACATCAATGGAATGGAGG